GTCGCTGTACACGCAGATGCCGGGGCACATGCCCGACGGCTGCCAGGTGTCCAACATGGCCTGCACGAAAGCACCGAAGTACTGGCGGCAGACGATGTAGTACGCCAGTGCCGTGCCCGAAATCAGGCGCGTCATGACGCTCTGCACCTTGGCGTGTGCCCGCAGCTCGTCCTTGGGAAAATCCGAGCACAAATGTGCCAGGCGGACCCCCTTCTTGGCCTCAGCCACGATGAACTCGCACCGCAGCTTCAACAAGGCGCACGCGTCAGAATCGAAGTCGTAGTCATCGCCGTCGCCAAAAAACGACTTCTTGCCGTTCTTGTAGACGAGCGACGCCGGCCAGCCTGCCGACGTGTCGCGCGCAATGGAGCGCATACCCCTGACGGGGTCGCCCCTGACTGCCGTCTCAAAGTCGAGGATGTCACGAGGGTGGGAGTCGATGGCCTCGAGGAGCGGCTGCATCGCGACGCGCATGCAGCGAGGGATGATGGGGTCGTCGAAGTAGAGCACCTGAGAGTTGTAGCTGCGGTAGGCGTGCTCAAGAGGATAGATGATCTTGCCGTCGCGTTCGACAGGCCGCATCACGGCAGGGGCCACAGGCGAAGGCCCAAGTTTTCCGAAGAGATCAGTGCGAATCAGTCTCGATTTCGGGGCAAACGAGTTGCCCCTGCTCAGCTCATAGAGCGGCATGAAGCTGCCCTGTTCGAAAGGCAGCTCCTCACACGGCGTGATGCTCACGGCTGGCATCTTCGACGCCTCCGCCCGAAGGGCCTCCGGAACCTCGGGCAAGCCACACTGGCTTACGAGCCTCTCGAGGTCGTTGTCGAAGTCGTCCACAAAGGACTCCTCCCCGGTCCCTGCCTCCATCTTCTTGATCATGTCGCGCAGCATCTCCTGCGTCACGACGTTGCAGTAGCCCTTGCGCGTAGTCGATGCCACGCCACTCTCGACCTTGGTGCCCGCGACGTGCACGCCGACGATGGTGCGCGCGTTGGGCATGTTGTTGTTGTCGTAGAGCATGACGGGCGCGCCACAGTCGCCTTTCTCACACGCCACCGCGTAAACGAGGCAGCGCTTGAGCTCGACGCCTTCGTAGGCAAGATTGCCATACGAGCGCAGAACCAGGTTGTCACGCTGGCGCATAACAGAACCTGGGTGGACGACTTCGTCAATGTAGCACCGGTCCATCAGTGCCTGCTTGGCGCCAAGCTTGGCGACGTCAGACTCCATGATGAACTTGGAAACCTTGTGCCCGTGAGCGCGCACACCGTGGCGAAACTTGGCGAGCACGAGATCCGCCTCCTTATCAACCACGCGCGGCATGGCGAGAAACTGGCGAACAGTGCACTTGACTTCGAACGCCGGACCGGCGCAATTGCGCCAATGTACGACGTGGTCAAGGCGCACTGCGCCGGTTGAAAGCCCCGTCTTGACCTGGTGCACGTAGTGCCACGGCACGATGAACAGGTCGTCTTGGACAAACAGAGCGTGCCCAAGCACGATGCCCTTGTTGTCGTCGCCCTCGATGAACATGCTGTATGTATCCTTCCACACAGCATTGTGGATGTCCACGTTGGCGGACTGCTTGGTCGCCTGCTGACGCGCTGCCTGATCCCTCGCAGCCCGAAAGCTGTCGAAGGTGCGCTTGGCGTATGCCTTCGTCGGCATGTTGCTCTGCGCTTCAGGGCCTGTACGCGCACGGGCAATGACGCTGAACGTGTTGCGGACGGCGTTGACGAGAGCCGCAACCGCTGCAAACAGCATCGTGCCCATGACAAGGCGCTCGAGCAAACTTGGGCCCGGGTCCGTGAAGAACCGCCAGAAGGCCTTGACCTCGCCCCACGCGTCCGTCATGAGGTTCTGCCACCACGAGCTGCGTTCGCGCTTCAAGCACTCGGCCGTCTGCAGCGGAAACGCAGCGAGCGTGATGGAATCGCGCCACGACTCACCCTTACCGAAGTGATC